GCGTACGGCATTACACTTTGTGTTGGTTGCAAGCGCGGTTTCTTGGAAGAGGGACGAACTGCTTGCCCGTACTGTGGAAAGAAGCTTGGATAAAGATGAGTAAGACAGTTAAGTTTAAGACGCCGCGTCGCAACAAGAAACAAGTTGTGATGACGTTTGACGAGTTCGAAATGAACCGCTGCTCGCACTGCGGTGGAGCGCACTTGCGCGCGTGCCCGCGGATCAAGAAAATGATCTTCCATACTTCTGGTACGTTAAATGAGATAGAGTTTTGGGCAGACGGCGAATGGGACACATCAAATGTGTTATGGCCCGAGTCGATAATTGAACCAGGAGAAAACGAATGAGTGAGTTCAGTCACCTAGTAGACAAAGCAAAAATTGTCATTGGAAAGCTTGAGAAGGAACTCGCCTGTTACCAAGTACTGCCCGCCGCAAAGGATCTTCACGATGAGCTTGTTCGTCTTTTTGGCGAAGCAGAAAAGCAAGTCGTTGCTGAAGTTGAGCCAACGCCTGCTCCTGAAGTAGTCGCCGCTCCTGAAGCAGTTGTTGATCCTGCGCCTGCCACTGAAGAGCCTGCTGAGACGGTTGAAGAGCTTGTCGAAGCAACGCCTACAAAGGCAAAGTCTCGTTCAGCTGCCGCTAAGTCTGAATAGGACTTATCTTGAGCGACGAAGCAATCGCAAAGGGCCTTAAGGCTCGCGCAAATCGTGCCCAACAAGGTCAGGCTCGAGGTGGCGGTGGTGCCATGTCAATGCCAGGTACGACTGGCGGCAATGGCGCATTCCCATCAGGCGGTCTCGGTATGGCGACGCCTGGCGGCGGCGTTATGTCGCAGTACAACGAGTGGAACTTTGGAATCTCGTACGGAAATCAGCTCGAGCGTCCTTGGGCTGACTTTCTTTCTGGTGCATTTGGACCACTTGCGCCGATCCAACCGCTTGGCATTGATGCACCGCAGACAGAATCAGGTCGTCCTGAGCCTCGTCGAATGCAGTACCCAGTCGCATGGAACATGCCGATGGGTCAGCCAGGATCTGAAGGTCTCAAGCTTGTTTCGTTTGCTAATCTTCGCGCATACGCGGACATGTACTCAATTGTTCGAGCTTGTATTCAGGTCCGCAAGGAAGAGATCCTCGGTCTTGACTGGGACATTGTACCCACTGATGAAGCCGCTCGTAGCATGCGTGGCGATGCTGACGCGCACAGCGAATTTCAGGACCGTCGTGCTGAAGCACTAAAGTTTTTTAAGCGTCCTGACCCTAACTACAACAACTTTATGGGCTGGCTTTCTGCTGTGCTCGAAGACGTGTTTGTTGTTGACGCACTTGCGCTTTACTTGCACCCACCACGCGTCGCAGGTAAGGGTCTTTTTGGATCTAATTTGGCTGCGATTGAAGTTCTTGACGGTACGACTATTCGTCCGTTGCTTGACGTTCGAGGTGGAACTCCGCGCCCGCCCGCGCCCGCATACCAGCAATACCTGTGGGGTGTGCCTCGCAGTGACATGATGGACGTTATTCTCGAGGCTGACATTGAAGAGATGGACGAGCCTATCGAGCAGTATCGTGCGGATCAGCTTTTGTATCTGCCTTACACGCGTCGTTCATGGACGCCATACGGATTCCCAGGTATTGAGCGCGCGATTATCCCTGTAATGACGGGTCTTCGTCGTCAGCAATTCCAGCTTGACTTTTTCAGCGAAGGATCGATCCCTGGTCAGTTTGTTATTCCAGGTGAAGACATCAGTACGCCACAGCAGATCCGTCAGCTTCAGGACACGCTAAACGCTATTGCTGGTGACCAAGCGTACAAGCACAAGATCATTGTTCTACCTCGCGGATCTGACGCAAAGCCGCAGAAGCCAATTGAACTTGCTGGTCAGATTGACGAAACTATTACGCAGATGATTTGCATGGCGTACGACGTCATGCCTATGGAACTCGGTATTAGTAGCGGTAAGTCTCAGTCGCAGTCATCAGGCGCTGCAAGCCAGATGGCTAAGGCAAGCTCTGACATCAACCAACGCAAGGCACTTAAGCCTATGATTCAGTGGTTGAAGAGCGCAATCTTTGACCACGTTCTGCAAGACATTTGCAGACAAGACGACATGCAGTTCGTATGGATTGGTCTTGAAGACAGCGGTGACGAAGAAGTCATGGCGAACAACTTTAAGACATTGATCAGCACGGGTATCATGTCAATTGACGAAGCGCGCGCTCAGATGGGTATGAACCCATGGGGACTTCCACTTACAAGTGACCCAGTTTACATGAGCGCAACTGGTGTTTCAACACTTGGCGTAATCAGCCCAGCAGTTGCAGATTCGGACCTGGGCGAGCCAGTTCTTGACCCAGCATCGGCGGCAACACAGCCAACTAACATTGGTGGGACACCAGCCGCGACACCTCCAGGAACTCCGGCGCCTGCCGCCGCGCCAACACCACAAGGAACACTTGCCGCAGGAACTCCTGGCATCGGTGGGCGTCCTCAAGGCGGTGGCGGTGGATCACCAGCTATTATTCAGCCAGCCGCTGGAACAAGTACGCCTCTTCACGGTGGAACACCAAAGAAAGCAAAGAAGGCGCTTGAAGTTGCCGCGTACGACGAGCTTGATGCTCTTCGTCGATTCATAAAGAAGGGCAAGTCCATTGATAAGTGGACGCCTGAGTTTATCGATAGTGCGGTGTTCACGGCAGTTAAGAAGTCGATGTCTCAAGGAAATGACCTCGGCAAGGCGATCGCTGCTGGAAGAAAAGTCATTAAGTCTGCTTCTCGTATTTCACGCCGTGACGAAGTGATTGGTCAGGTCTCTGACCACGTTACGCGTGACCTAAAGCATCTCGCTACAAAGATTAACGATCCTAACGTCGGCATGATTGGGTTCATCGACGAGGGTACTCGCATTCTGCAGCACGGCTACCACGCCACGTACAACGCCGCATCTCGCGACGCTGCTGCAATGCACGAGCATGTTTCACACGTTGTGCGCGGTGGCTTCCAGCAACTCGCTGCGAAGCGCGCAGAAACGCAGCGTGGATACTTGACTGGTCTTGCTCAAGACATTCAAGGTGGCGCTTCAGAAGCAAACGTCAACAATCGTCTTAACCTTTACGCTCGCTCACTTCAGCCGACGTATGAAGAAGGTTTTGGTCTTGCTGTTCTGTCTGGCAAGGCGATTGGTAACTCAACAAAGCCATCGAACCACACGTATGTTGATCCTGCTGCTGCAGGTGCAATTGCTGGGTCTTCGGCATCGAGCCCGTATGACATTTCTATTGGTGGCACGGCAGCTGCTTCAACAATCGACGATTACGCGGACCTTGGGCCAACGTACGATCAAGCGGATCAGGTTGACACAACTGACATGGGCGATGCTAGTGGCGGCGGTGGCATGGATTCACTGCTTGCACTTGCTGGCATGGTTGGCGCTGGCCTTGCTATAGGCGACTTGCTTGGCGCGGATCAGACTGACAGCGAAGGTCAGATGACTGCAGATGACGGCGGCGATTTCGCTGTACCGCCTGCGTCAATAATTACTTGGAACGTTTCAGGTGACGATCCTTGTGATCTTTGCGCTGATCGCGACGGCGAAGAATACACAATTGACACGCTGCCTTGCTGGCCCGGTGATGGTGGATTTGGTGAGTTCTGTGATGGTGCAGCGAACTGTCGTTGCTACCTCGAATACAGCGCGCCAGATGACACAACGCAAACTGCGGATAACCCGTTTAGCGCAGATTCAGTTGATTTCTATGCTCAGCGCGCCGCTGAAGAAAACGCGTACGACCAGGCAGCGATCGACGCTCGCGCGGCAGACATTGCTTCTGTAGCGCAAGACAGCCCCGATGCTGCTGCACGCATGGCTGCGAATGACGCGCTTTACGGTGTGCCAAATACTCGTCAAGCCTACAGCAAGTCTGCTGAAGCTGACATTGAAAAGAAGCAACGCACGGATCTCGAAAAAATTGTTTGGGACTACCTGAAGAAGCACTATAAGAAGAGCGTTATTCAGTGGGCTAAGAAAGCAACATGGTCGCTTGAACCAGCAATGGACGTTGATGACTTAATTCTCATGCGCAAGCCTGCTGACATTGATAAGGCAAAGGTTGCTGAGATTAAGCAGGAGTTCGAAGAAGGTCGCACGATCGATCCAATTGTCGTCGTTAAGACGGATCAAGGATACGAAGTTGCAGACGGTAACCACCGAGTTACTGCGCTTCGTCAGCTGGGAGTTAAGACGGTCAGCGCGTACGTCGCTACTGCCATTGGAAACTCTGGTCCTTGGAACGTTGAAATGCAGAACAATGCAGTGAAGAAGTTTTACGGTGTTGAAATGACAAAGGGCACCGATAAAGACGTTATTCTTTACAAGTCACTTGACGAAAGCGTTGTCAAGCAGCTTCAGGT